CTTCAGCAATAGAGAATTCTTCATCAGGTTCTATAGAGTCGTCTAGTGTAAATATGTAACCACGATCATCACAAAATTCTTTCAGATAATTGATAAGTCCATAATACAAAGTTCTGCTGTTAGTATTAAACAATCTTATTCGGCCGTCCCAAATTTTGTTCCGAAATGCCGGCATAAATTTATAGCCTGGAACAAAGAATGTGAAGTACTGATTAATTTCCATCGCCTCGCCACTACCACACGAAACTAAAACATATACTTCATTCATTTTTGAGACAACAATTTCAGACATTACATTTCACCATTAGTCCATTTCATATAATCTATTGCATTTTTAATCTGGAAATTTCTTTGATTCAGATTTTTAATAATTTCTTCTAGGATAGACATCTTTTCTTTTTGATTAACAGATTTAATGTTAGTCTCTATGATATCTTTGTCGGCCTGGATGTATTGTTCAGACTCAGCTTTCATCAACAACTTTACAAAAGGTTCCCACCCTCGACGTTGCAATTCCTCTTCAGACATCTTACCGTTATAGTATTCATACTTGGCAAGATACAAGTCTTTGCTTTGAAATTCTAAAGCTTTTAATTTCCGTCGTTCTTCGTAGTATATTTTCATATACTTACTGTGCAGTTCGGGTATTTTTAGGGACTCTGTTCCCAGTGATGTTTTGTCAATGACCGCATCTTTTTTCCATTCATTAATAATTTCATCCAACGTCATAATAATTCCATAAAGTAAAAATAAACCCTATTATACCACAAACTATAGGGTTATGTCAATTTTTCTGCGGTAAAATATGTATAGGCAAAAGCAGCGGTTGTGGTTTGGAAATCTTGGCCCTCAGACGAACTCATCGGGAATCCGGTAAGTTCTACAGGAAATAAATCTTTAAAAATAACATTGACATTGTCATTGTTCGAGTTGGTTTTGATTAACAAACTGGCATCAGAAGTTACACTATTTAATTTGCCAGATGTTGTTGTTAAAGTACCAAGTTTGTCCAACGATGTTGGATTGCCCAAATTTGTCATCCAATTGTAAATTTCAAACCAAGATGTCATATCTTCATCGACGACGTATGTAACCTGAAGTTGTTCGTATGATAAAGTATTACTTGGGTTAAACACAGGAACGTATGGTGTGGGTGTTTGCACCGGATTCATTGTAATACTGGGGAAAACAACACCTTGAACAAAAAACGTAAAGTTAGGCAATCGGTCGATCACAAACTCGTATTTGTTATTTGCTAAAAAACTTGGGTTGTTCGGCATCGCCATATCAATTACCTTTTATTTGTATATCTCTATTTATAAACAAAAAAAAGGCGCCCGAAGACGCCTTTTCAATACCGATCTTATTGTCGGTTTAATCAAACAATCTTACATCAAGTTTGCGATAGCAACCCTTCTGTAATAAATGTTCTTGTCACCGGCAGCAACTTGCGCGGTGCTTGCAGCTACAGCACCAAGTCCGTTAGAGGTAGCGAAAGGGTTCGCAACCATACCATAACGAGTCTTGAAACCGATCTTTGGTTGGAAGCTATCTTGACCAACCGCACGTACCATCTGGAGAGGAACGTAAGGGCAGTAGAACAAACCAGCGTCATATGCAGAAGTACCTTTGTACCCGATAGTAGCATACTGAAGACCAGAAGTAGATGCGAAGTAAGGATCGATATAAACTTTAAAACGACCATTCAAGATACCAGCAAAAGTATTACCAGTGTCATCTACTTGAAGACTGTTAGCAAGAGCAGGAGTGTAATCCAGAACACCAGCCATCTGAAGTGCAGAAGCAACGTCAGAAGAACAGATGAGGATGTTACCCTTACCGCGACGAGTCGCTTTAGCAATTGCGTTAGCTTCGCGTTCCAATTGGAACATCAAACCTTTGAACTTCTCTACTGACCAACGACCGTTTGCATCAACGTCAAGGTCGAATTTACCAGCAACAGCTGTTTGACCAGCTTCACAACCTTGTGTTGCAGTACGGTTAACCGTTCGGACAACTTCACGATTGATTTCAGCGAGGATTTCAGCAGAAAGGATATTAGACAGTTCTTGTTCAGCGTCAAGACCATGAACAGCTTTAAGGTCTTGTGCAAGTTCCATCGTGTATTCAGCTTTAAGAGCGCGTGACTTTGCAGTTACCGCAATCTTATCGATGCTGAATGCCATTTCTTGGAACTGGTTAGAATCCGCATCACCTAAAGCTTCAGCTTCGGCAGTGGTCATACCACCAGCGTAATCGTATTCAGAATCGTCACCAGAACCTAACAGGTCACTTGGATCAGATCCAGTTTGTGTTCCAGCCTTAGGAGCAGACGTACCAGCATTGTTGGACGAACTTGAGTATGCAGTATCCGCTTCGTTGAATAACGCTTCAGCACCTGCCTGATCGCGAGCGGGCGCATAACGCGAACGCATTGCGAAGATCAAACCAGTAGGTCCAGACATAGGTTGAACACCAGCGATATCATAAGCGATAAGGTTAGGCATTGCGCGACGAACTAAAGAAATCAGGACGGGATCGACATAATCGATTGCTCCATCAGCAGGATTTACTGATCCGCCAAATTGGTTAGTTGGCGCAGCTTCGCTCAACAAATTTGTTTGTTGATGATAACCGCCAGATTGTGCTTCGCGTACAGCGACTTCTTGGTTTTCAAGAAGTTGAGCCATAACAGCTTTCTTGTGTCGGTCTTTAATTTCGGGAGCACTTTCGTGTTCCAAAATTGGGCCCCACTTTTTGATTAAAGTATCAGTTGACATAGTTTTCTCCTTTGAGTAAATTCTTAACTCTTATTGTTATTTATAAAAAATTAACTTTTAGTAATGCTTGAAAGGTTTTTGATGTATCGTTCCATCAATTCTGAATAAACGGGTTCTTCAGTCAATTCTGAAGTTGCATCTTCAGTCAAAGATTCTGTAGAAGTTTCTTCTGAAGCTTCTGAGAAATACTTTTGTTTGATCAAAGACATTTTTTCAATAAAATCTGATTCGGATTCAAAATCGACGTTTTCGGCCAAAGATTTTACTTTCTCAACCTGAACTTCGCTCAATCCTTTACATACAGATTCTACGATATCCATTTTTTTCAGTGAATTCAACTCACTAACCAATGTTACATTTTCGTTAATCGCAGTGTCAAGTTCGACTTTCAGAGACTCAACCTCTGTAGCGAAAGTTTCAACTACATCAACTTTGTCTTCAGGGATGTCTACGTAATTTTCTAAGAAAAGATTTTTGAGACCTACCATGAAGTCTTCAACCATCTCAGCACGAATGCCACGTTCTACCGCGAGTTTGTTCTCCTCTAACCACTCAGAGACAACATACTCTAAGTACTCATCTACTTTAGTGACTAAACCTTCTGCAAACGTTTCCGTCTGTTCTTCTAGTTTCGCATCAAAATCTTCTTGCATCTGTAAAGATTTTTCTTTAACACGTTCTTCAACAACAGCTTCAAAAACTGCTTTTGCCTGTGATTTGTACTCTTCAGACAATTCCTCATCGGCAAACAGTGCATCTACATCAATAGAATTTTGTTCTTCTACATCTTCAACAACCGTTTCGGTTGATTCGATTCCAGTTTCAATTTCTTCTACCGATGTTTCAACAGTGTTTTCCTCTAAATCTTGTTGGACTTCTGTTGTCATACGATTCTCCTTTTTATATTCGAGTCAATTATTAAGTTATTTATAAAAATAACAATTTCTAACTCATAGTTGCTTGATAAACTTTTCAAAAATTTTCAATTTAACTTCAGCGAGTTGCTTTGACGAGGCTTTTCGGACGGCCTTTTTTGATTCTTCAATTTGACGTTCCATCCAATGACCATCAATACAAACCCACTCACGATTTTCCATAATTCCCCTGACAAATGCATCGGGTGCAGACGGATCGGCAACAATATCTGCGGCCGTAGCTAAATGAAAATCATCTTTAACAATTTTATAACCTTCTTTAGACTCTTCTAATGTTCCCATACCTCTTGTGGATACACCGAATTGTGCGCCTTCATTGATTAAATTTTTGACAATATTACCGTAAGGTGTATCAAGCAATTTAGCCTTACCGTAAAAGTCTTTTCCTTCTGCTCTTAAAGACTTAATCAAATGACTAACCCGTTCAAGATTAATTGTAGGACCTTCCGGATGGCCCAACTCACCAAAAGCTCGGCCTTTAGTAACATATTCTTCGTTATATCTATCGGCTTCTTTGTTCAAAACTTCGAAGGGGTACAACCTACCGTTTCTGTTTGGTTGGTCGGACTGCATGAAAATACCTTCGATGAACATAGACTTAGTTCCATCTTCATTTGATTCTGTAATGAAATCGACCGATTCATTTAATTCTGTTATGAGCCTCATGTCTTTTCGCCTTTATGTTTTACGTAACCTTTTTTTAATTCTTTCTTTTTGTCTTTATGTACAATCGCCTTATTATACTTAGGCGCATGTTTTGCCACAGGATTTGGATTCGACTCTTTTATAAAATTTCTAAACCGAATCATAATGTTATCTGTACGCCACGCCAACAGACATAAGGTCAGCCCCACCTTCTAAAGTGTCTGTGGGGGATTTTTCAATGACAATAACTTCGCCTGCAACAAGAGTTACGGAGGCTATGGTAATTGCAGACGCATTTTTTTGAGTCACCAAAAGTTGTCCGGCTGATGTATTATGCACCCTGACCAATGTAGACAAACCTACATTAGATGCCGATGTCAAATCTGATTCAACCCCCAAGAGTTTAATTACACTTGGCATTTTAATCACTCCTGAAATTTAGACATTGCAAACTCAATAAGTTTTTCAATATCAGTTTCTAACCGATCTTGAAATTTTTCTTTGTTGTCTGCGTTCAAACTTTCATACAAAGCATTAAGAGCAGCTCGATGAGTTTCATTTTCTACCAAATCATCAATTTGATTTGCAATACTAGACTCGTCAAGACTGATAAATTCCTTAAAAGTTTTCATTTATTCTTCCTCTGGGATTTCGTTATCATCCACTTCGGCCGACAATTCTTCTACATCAAGATCATCCTCAAAAGATTGTTCTTCCGAGTCGTCTCCGAAAATGGTGCCGGCCATTTCCATTTTCTGTATTTCTAAACTTTGAGATACTTTATCACCCAAAATTGAAGTAATAGAATTTTTAAATTGTAAAGCATCGCCACTTTTAGCCGCATCAATAGCAACTTTCAAATCAACTTCACTCATATTGTGTCTCCTTTATTTATAAATATCAATCATTTAACTCAAAGCAATGTACTGATTTTTCTTAATGTTATCTTTCAACTTCCTACCAGTAGATCCCGTAATCTGGTGATCATCGAGCAATTCATCCCAAACAGCATCCGCTGCAGCGGGAGCAGTTGCCGCAGCAATATTGGCAATGTCCTGTTCTGTTATAGAAACACCAACAGCAGATACAGTGATCAAATCTACAATGTTAGAACGAACTAACGATACCGAAACACCTTCAGCAAAAAAGAAAGGCGTCTCGCCAGGCTCTCTAGTATACAAATTACCTTCGATAGTTAATGTGTAAGAGTTTTTACTAGCAAACGGCTGTATTCTCCACCCATTTTCCAAGAAGTATGTAGTACCCAAATCTTGAGTGCCTGTAATTGGGTCACCACCTACCGCAGTAAATGCGTTTAAATATGCGGTTGGGTGTGGCGCCTCCAGACTGTTAATTTTCCACTCTTTCCATGCAGAATATAAATCTGTTTTTACATTTAATGTCTCGACTCCCTCACTAACATATATAATTTTGTTGGGCCCATCAAACGTAACTTTCTGGCCAGGATAATCTTCCCACATCCACCTGTTGCCATAAAACTGATGAATCGAAGGCATTACTGTAACTTCTCACGCCAGAATATATTCCAATTTGTTCTGGAATTTTTCTTAACTGGTGCTCGGTCACCGTCATCGTCTTCGTTTGGATTATCCAAATGCTTAATCATAAATGTCCATGCTGCTCTTGGATTTGGATTACCGAATAACGCCAAACCAGTATAAGTCGGTGCAGTTGAACTTGATAAATCTTCGTCAGCATCCATACCCAAATCAGTGTAACTAAGGGCATTGATCGAGGTCCAGTAATCTTTAGCGATACCTGCATCGGTATCATTTGATGTGATTGTACCAGCACCACCACCGTCTGTAGTAAATAATCCCAAGTAATCTACTTGCGCCGAACTTCTACCGCAAATTGCCACTGTGCCTGCTGTGCCACTTGTTGCCACCACTGTACCTGTTCCTGTACCCGCTCCGGTGGCAGTAAAGATAGTGCCCGGATTATTATCTGGTGCTCCAATAGCAGTGAAGTCAGTTGTGCCTCTTGTAACAATTTGATATTCAGCAGTAGTTGCTGCTGTCACTGCAATTACATTCGCGTTGTCGACACCTTTATCTACATCTATCTTCAGAATAAACGCAGTTGCACCAGTAGGTGTTACGGTGAGTTTTTGCCCTAAATCTAAACTTAGACAATCATCTACATCAACAGTACGAGTCAAACGATCATCATCGATATCTGCTTGACTATTATATAACCAAGCCTCGTTTCTATCTATGAACGATATATAATGCCAATCCGCAGGATTATCTAC